TGGATACCCATCCAGCAAAAGAACACTTTGAAGATGAGCCACAAGCAGAAGAATTGCATGAAATCTTGCAGAGTAATATAGAACTAACAGATGAGGAAATAAACAAGTTATGGGCAGAATCGCATGAAGATGGTATTGCCATGCAACAAGGCTTCACAACTCAGCAACATTATTTTGCCCATTTAAATATGAAACATTTAATAGATAGACTAGAAATAGCACAAGGCAACAACAATGCCGAAGAGTTAATCCCAGAAGCTATTGCCATGCTACGCCAGCAACAAGCGCAAATAGAAGCGTTGAAATCCCATCCAGTAAAAGACCGAGAAAAGGATAGGCTAAGGTTTTCTGATGAGGCTTTTAATCGCTGGCTTGATGAAGGCATTAGCGATTCAGGTCATACAGTTTATGACTTAGTTGAGAATGTTTGTGAGGCTTGGCACGGCTGGGAAAATAGCCAGTATTACACCCATCCAGTAAAAGAACTAACAAATGAGGAAATACTAGATGAATGGATGGATGAGCCGCTTAATTATGATGGTGAAAGAGAAATAGTTGATTTTGCTAGAGCAATACTAAGAAAGGCACAAGAGAAATGATTATTTTATTGGGATTTTTGGTATTGGTTTGGCTGCTTATTCTTAACTTTTTAGCAGACCAATGGTTTCCATATAGAGGATTGGTTTGTTGGTCATGGCTGATTCTTCCACCATTTATAGTTGCACAAGTTTGGTTTTACTAAGAAAGGCACAAAATGAACAATGAACCAGTAGCGTGGATAAGACACAAAAAACAAGACAATGAAATCCGTTGGGAAATAACTGGTGTAGAACCGCCACCTGAAGTTATTGAAAATATGGAATGGAAACCACTTTATACTGAGCCACAAACAAAGATTTTAAGTGATGATGTTATAAAAAATATAGCAAAACGATATTCAGAAAACATGGATAGTTTTGGAAATCGTGTTGGAATTCCAGAAGACGATATATTTTCTTTTGTGAATGAGGTACTAAGAAAGGCACAAGAGAAATGAATGAGCCTATGACTTTAAGAGAAATAGCCCAAATTGAAGGTGTAAGCCATCAAATGATTGAACAAATCTTAACTAGGGCTATTAGAAAATTTTGCAAAGGTTTGAAAGACCGAGGCATAAAACTGGAGGATTTGCTTTGAAAGACTTTTCTTTACCTTATTTAACCGCCAAGAATCTATTAGAAGCCTATTACAAGGCTTGTATTGCACAAGATAAGGGGTTAGCCTATCAAATAGCAAATGACCTTGTAGAAGTCGTTTTAAAGCTTGAAGATATTGTTCATGAAAATTAAAAAATTTGACCAAGCCCTTCATGACAAATATGACCCACCAGCTAGAGCTGCGGTAGCTGAATGGATTTCTATGAAATGGGGACTTACAGCTTTAGATAACCCTGATATTTATGGTACAGACTTGATTATTCATAGGGGAAATGTTCCTGTAGGATTTGCTGAAGTTGAAGTAAGGCAATGGAATCCATGCCCCTATCCTACAATTCATGTTCCTGTTAGAAAAAAGCATATGCTAGAAGTGCCTAAAACCTTGTTTTTTGCGCTTACTCAAGACATGAAACATGCTTATTGGATTAATGGAGATAAGGTTTTAAGCTTTCCAATTATTGAAATGCGTGATGAAACTAAGCATGAGGCTTATTATGATGTTCCTAAAGAGCTGTTCAAATATGTGGATTTAACGGAACTTTTTTAATGGCAACCAAAATACAGAAGGATGAATATGCTTGCCTGGCGAGATTGGGCTGCATATTGTGCAGACAGCATGGAATTGAAACAACCGATACACCTACAGAAATCCATCATGTCAGAAGATTTGGAGGAAAGCGAGATTTGGCCCCAGCAGTACCCCTATGTGCCTATCATCATAGACTTGGAGATACCAGTATTCACAGCCTTGGAGCTAAAGGATTCACTAAATATTGGGGGTTTACACCAGAAGAACTTATTGAGAAAACTAGGGATTTACTAGATGAATAGAGTAATTTCTTGGTTTTCATGTGGAGCTGCTAGTGCGGTAGCTACAAAACTAGCTATTGTTGAAAGCAAAACACCTGTAGAAGTGGTTTATTGCCATGTAAAAGAAGAACATCCTGACAATTTTCGTTTTATGCGTGATTGCGAAAAATGGTTTGGTCAATCAATTAAAGTTATTCAAAACGATAAATACAACGGAAGTATTTACGAAGTATTTTTAAAAAGAAAATATATTGTTGGAGTTGCTGGCGCACCTTGCACAGTTCATCTTAAAAAAGATATGCGTAAAGCGTTTGAATTGCCCAATGATAGGCAAATATTTGGTTACACCGCAGAAGAACAAGACCGAGTAGACCGATTTATTGATGCCAACAATAATGTAAACCTTTGGTCAATTCTTATAGATAAAGGGCTTGGTAAGTCGGATTGCTTGGCTATGATTGATAGGGCTGGTATTGAGTTGCCAGCAATGTATAGATTGGGTTATCAAAATAATAATTGCGTTGGGTGCGTAAAAGGCGGCCTTGGATATTGGAACAAGATTCGCAATGATTTTCCTGAGCAATTTAATCATATGGCTCAAATTGAGCAAAAAGTGGGAGCTAAAATCCTTAAACATAAAGGGGAACGCATTTGGCTTACCGAGTTGCCTAAAGATGCAGGGGATTATCCAACAGAACAAGCCATAGAATGTGGCATTTTTTGCCATATGGCTGAAGAAGATATTAAATGACTTATTACAAAAAACGAGTTGATGAAAACCAAAAAACCATAGTGCATACATTTATTGCTCTTGGTGCTTCTGTAATTGATTTATCAAGAGTCGGACAAGGAACACCAGATTTAGCTATTGGCTACAAAGGAAAAACTGTTTTTGTAGAAGTCAAAAGTTCTGAAAAAGCTAAATATACTGAGCCTCAGATTAAATTTATGCAAAATTGGCGAGGTGGAGCAGTCAGCCGAATAGACTCAGTTGATGCTGCCATTCGCCTCATTAAAATGCTTGACATGGAATAAGATAGACTTAAAATCAACTAACTGCGCTTTTGCAGTCTTTTTAGCTAAAAAAAGGAATGATATGGGTAAGATGGATTCAAGCAAGGGTATTCCCCTTCGCACAGGCGGTGTAATGCCTAAAGGTGCTGATGCTGCTGACACTAAAGGTGAGCGCAAAGAAGCACTTCGTGGTGGTGTAGCAATGGGTAAAGAAGATGCTATTGGTAAAGATGGCGAATTCAATACTGGTCGTACTGCTGGTATTTGCTATGAGCATAAGCGCACAGCATATGGCCCAGAAGACCGCTACGAAGCAAAAGATTAAGTTTTAAAAAGCGAAAACCCTGATAGTCGTGCGCTAACAGGGTTCTCTAACCAACCTAGTAATCGGAGAACTAGATGGCTGTAGTAGACAATAAAGAAACTTGCAATTCTTGTAAATTTTTTTCTTCAGGGGAAAGAATGGGGAGTTGTAAGCGGTATCCACAAACTATCAACAAGTCAAATGAAGACTGGTGCGGTGAGTGGTCACTAACTGAGAGCATGGCTCTTGACTTAATGGTTCAGCAAATGACTGAGCCTGTTTTGCTTTCTGAAACACCTAAAAAACGTGGAAGGCCAGCAAAGAAATGAAACTCAAGCCATTAGCAGACAAAATTGTAGTAAAACCTGATGTCCGAGAGCTGTCATCCATCATTATTGTGGATAACAAGGAAGTTGAAAACATGGGAACAGTCATAGCCGTAGGCCCTGGCAAAAAACTTCCTAATGGGCGCAGAGAAGCCATGCCTGTAGAAGTAGGCGCAAGAATTCGCTTTGGCACTATGAACGATGACAAAGGCGAGGAATACCTAAAATACTTTCCTTACCATGAAGATGGGGTTAAGTATTTGGTGATGTCTTGGGCTGATGTATGCTGGGTTGACCAATGATTTATTACATTTATCAACATTTAAAAGCCGATACCAATGAAATATTTTATGTTGGAAAAGGAAAATGCAATCGAATGAATGGATTGCAGGGTAGAAACAATTATTGGAAAAATACTGTAAAAAAACATGGATTTGTAGCAAAAAAATTATTTGATAACTTAGACGAAGAATTAGCTTTACTTGCAGAAATTGAAATAATTGATGTTTACAAAAGACGAGGAATACAGCTTGTAAACATGACTAATGGTGGAGAAGGAACATCAGGTCATACTTACATTATGAAAGATGAAACAAAAAAGAAGTTGTCTGAAAAAGCAAAAGGCAGACCAGGATGCTTTAAATCTAAGCATTTTACTGATGAAATGCGTATGATTATTGCAAAATCAAATAAAAAAAGAGGTTTAACAAATCCTGAAAAGTTTAATTTTGCTGGGAAATGTCATACAGAAGAGCATAAAGAATATATGCGACAAAAAATGAAGGGTCGTGTATTTTCACCAGAAACTTTATTAAAAATGAGTATTGCCCAAAAGAAAAGGTTTAATAAAAATGCTGAAATGGCTTAAATCCCTATTCAAACCGAAGTCTATGACCCCTGAAGAAATAGTGAAGTCATGGGTAGACTTTCAAAATGAACCAGCAGTAAAAGTTAAACCAGCCTTGAAAAAGGCAACTACAAGGAGCAAAACTATGCCATTAGTCAAATCTGCCAAACCAGCAGCATTTAAAAAGAATATTGCTACTTCTGTCAAAGAAGGCAAACCAGTTAAACAATCCGTTGCTATTGCCTATTCAGAAGCAAAAGCAGCTAAAAAAGTAGCAGCAAAGAAAACAACCAAAAAAGGTAAATAATGGACATCAAATCACTAAAAATCACTTTTGAGCATACAACTGCTGAATTAGAACTAATCCTTGCTGGACTTCGTAAACTTCCTATGGAATTGGTACAAAAGCTCCATGATGAGATTATTATGAAAGCCAATGCTGAAGTAGCAAAACAAATGGCTGAAGCACCAAAAGAAGAAGAACCTGTAGCTGTAGGTGTAACTCCAGTAGAAGCCGAATAATGACTGCTCCTAACATATATCTTCCTTACCCAGTTCCCCAATCTATCGAGGAGCTGCAATCCGATATGAATACATTGGTATTACAGCCTGGAGTTCCACAAGAGCTTCAAGACCAATATACCAATCTTATCAATAGCCCTACTTTCCAAGCTGATGTAGACCAAGCAGAAGCTAATAGTGACAGTATGGCTAATGAGTGATAGCATTAAATCATGGAAGCACAAGTAAGCACCGAAAACCTCAATGAAAATAAAGATTTACAGGTTGATTCAACTGTAGATAAGGGAGGCGCACCTGAAGGCAATCAAAATGCTAAGAAGGGGAAGCTTTTTTATGAGCAGTTAAGAAGGATTCTTGTGCAAAATGACCATGCAAGACTGAGGAAGATTACTGACAAGTTTGTAAAGGCAGCAGAAGATGGTGAAGCTTGGGCCATCAAAGAAATCATGGATAGGATGGATGGCAAAGCTATTCAGCAAACTGAGATTACTGGAGCTGATGGAGCAGAATTTGCCAAAGGAATAGGTTTTGTCTTTGTCGATGCAAAACCAGATTGATACAACAGGCTTTATTTGGCCTAAATTCCCTAAAAAGCTTAAATGCTTAGTTGAGCCAGAGCACTCTAGATACAGGGTGCTTTTTGGCGGTAGAGGGGGCGCAAAATCGCATAGTGTAGCGAGAATGTTGCTATGCAAAGGAGTTATCAGGACTATCAGAGTTCTTTGTGCTCGTGAGTTCCAAACTTCTATTAAAGATTCTGTTCATAAGCTACTAGTAGACCAAATCTATGACCTTAAGCTAGAAGCCCATTATGAAGTTACTCAGACCACAATCAGGGGTAAAAATGGTACAGAATTTATATTTGCTGGTATTAAAAATAATATTAATGGTCTAAAAAGTATAGAAGGAATAGATTATTGTTGGTGTGAGGAGGCAAACAATATTTCTAAACTTTCTTGGGATATTCTTATTCCTACTATTCGTAAAGAAAACTCCGAGATATGGGTGACTTTTAACCCTGAGTTGCCAACTGATGAAACTTACAAGCGGTTTGTGATTAGCCCACCAGATAATGCTGTAGTGCAAAAAGTAAATTGGAATGACAATCCTTGGTTTCCTGATGTATTGGATATTGAAAGAAATACCCTTAAAACAAGGGATTTTGAGGCTTATCAGAATGTCTGGGAAGGCTTTACTAGAAGCACCATTGATGGAGCAGTTTTTGCTAGAGAAATGCAAAGGGCTGAAGCAGATGGTCGCATATGCAATGTTCCTTATGACCCTGTAAAGCCTGTAATGGCAGTATTTGATATTGGATGGGCTGATGCAACTGCGGTCTGGTTTGTGCAGTTTATAGGCATGGAAACTAGGCTAATCCGCTATTACGAGACAACTCAAACAACTATGAGTGAGATATTGGCTAAGATGCAGACCTTTGGCTATGTCTATGACACCTTATACCTACCCCATGATGCTAG